AGCTTGACCAAATTGTCGCATTTTGTAAGCGCTGCTTCGTACTGTCCGCTTCTACACGTAATACCGTCACGTTAAATGGTGTGGCGGGTAAGTTATCAATAACAATTTGACGTAAATACTGTGCGCTATACTTACCGCTTATTGTTACTTGACGCTCGCTGTCACCAACTCGAATAAGCAAATTAACCGTTGTGCCAACCGTGTCGCCGTTTTCTTTTTGTTCAAATAACGATCTCACCCCTAAAGTAATACGTAAACGATTTACCTTACTGTCATTAATTGTTCTGACAATCGGTGCATTCTTTTTCACTTCAACACCCACCGGGACTTCACGTTCAGAGGTATTAAAGCCGCGCATAATATCTTGTTCTTGCGAACCGATTGTCCCTTGCAGCTCCATATTACGGAAGTTATAGCTACCATCCGCATTTTGGATCGGAGTTTTATCTAGATAAACAGATTTCACTCCCTCTTTTAATCCCTGGATTTCACCCTCAGAGATAATCTCAACAATTTTAATCCGTTGTTTTGAGCGACCGCTTTCTGGCGCCTCATACGGCGTATGTCCGCCACCACCACCTTTACCCATATTATTTATCCTTTTCTAAACAAGCCTTTTTTCGGTTCAGTTTTCTTCTTCATCTCTTCGTCAACGTTGTAAGTTTCAACACCCTGAGATATGATGAGTGACCCAACCATGATCTCACCGTAAGCGAGAGGTACAGGACGACCTTGTGCAATTAAATTGCTTAAGTTACTAAATGATGTAGATTGCTTCTTCTCTTGTTCATTAAAGCGCATATCCATTGATGGTGGCTTAGTTAACATTTGTGATACACCGCCTAATAGCATTGATGCGCCGATACCGCCAATCATCCAAGCCGCCTGCGAGCCAACTAACGCAAAACCTGCCGGGCCCAGCAAAAACGCCGTGCCAATCAATGCTACGCCTAAGATTGCACCAAAAACACCGCCTTTTTTTGCCCCTTTAATAACAGGAGTGATATGGACAATAGCTCGTTCTGTTAGCTTATAAACAATATCTTTTTCAAGTGTTGCTTCAGTAAAAGTATGCCTACCAATTCTGACTTTATATAACCCTTGTTGTAACGCCTGGCGAAAGCCTTGTAATTGACAACACAATGCTCTAATTGCCTCAGCAGTATCATTAACATCTACATCGAACTTATTGCCAAATCGTTTAAGATGCCCGTAAAGTCTAATTGTTGCCATTGTTGGTATCTCCAAATACTGTGTGTATGTTTAAGCCAATAGCCATCGTATAAATCTCGTTTTGATAGTCGCTTAGGAGAGTGATGTAATACCCAGTTATCCCCTAAATAAATTGCAGCGTGGTTAGGTACATCGGCTCCTACTTGCATTAAAATCACATCACCAAGTTGCGGCTCATCCACCTGTTCAAAACCGTGTTTTTCCATATTGTCTAGATATAAATTAGCCCCTTCATGCCACCACTCATCAGCACGTTTAAAATCGGGGAAATCCACACCTGATAGCATATAGGCATCACGAAATAAGCTATAGCAGTCGTTTTTGCCATGCTCGAACTCGCGTCCAAGCAAAGGTGGTATATAGCGAAATTTCACTATCTGATCGTTACAGACCAACCACCAATCCAACCCAGATTGCAACTGCATTTGTCTATCCACTGTTGATAAAATCGGCTCGCCATTCGGATGAGAGTGAACAATTGCGACAATGCCGTCATATTGATTAGCTTCTAGATAGTCATCAGACGAAATCTCAAAATAATTTTCGGAGTCATCCGCGATATTCACACTCGGCAAAAAAACTTTTTTACGTCCCTCAAAAACAACAAAACCGCACATTTCGTGCGGTTCTTGCTGCTTTGCGTGCTTAATAATATCTTGTTCTAACGTCATGTACTTACCCTATTTTATTCACTGACGGGAAACCACCAAAATTGATGGTATTATTACGTAACTTACACCCAGTTAAACATCGACTACACTTGTCTTTTGACATTTCGCCGGTTGGTTGATCTTGTTCGTCTGCAATCGCCCCACCCGTGTAACCACACTCCGCAGATCGATAAATCCAAGCACACGTATCTGCCATCACCATTCTTGCGGGCAAAAAAGCATTATCAGTTTCAGTGGGTAGTGCTAACGTAAACGTGGCAATATCATGTTTTAAGCTAGCTAATTGCTCAATGATATACAGGCTGACCAGTTCTTGTGTCGGATCGGCGTGTGGATTGCCATGGCTAAAATTTACAGTGTCAAGATATTGCATATAGACTTGATGTCGTTTTACCACTGCCCCGATTAATTCATTAAAATCAACTGCTAATCCCGTCACTAAACCCAGCAAATTAGATACGGTTAATGTTGGACGGTTACTCGGACCATTCCCCGTTAACTCAAACCCGGTCGCTTGAATTGGATAAGCTTTATAGACATTCCCTTGCCAAACAATATCTTGATGTAATTCATTTGTGCCGGCATAAAAGCGATAAATTTCGCCTTGTTCACCTTGTCTGTTCTGCAAACTGCGCATATCCACTTCGTACAGCTCAATCAAAGCATTTTGTTCAATTTTGCTTAATTCAAGCTTAAAGTCTGCACTGATAATTTGTGGCATTAAACTACCTCTCTAAACGTACAACTAAACTCTACTGTGCTGACATTCATTGTAGCTTTCCAGTTTTCACATACGACCTTCTTCTGTTGTTCTGTGTACGGGTCATTAAATAAAAATGGCGTCACTGCATTATGACGCATAAAAAAAGCATCGATTTCTCGATGCTCTTTACCTCTTTTTGCTCTTATCACGACTGGATAACTTCGTAGCAAGCAATTGATACCTGTCGCTTGGCGTTGCTCATAACCATCACCAAACTTCACCACATTTACCGTCGGTTGGTTATCTATCTGCATACCGACACGTACACACCATTTAAACGTTTCCATTATGCAAATACTCCTCCTGGCCGTAAGTTATTCGTAATCCCCGTGCGGACTTCTTCTTTTGCAATCTTGCGGATCAATTCAACGGTTACTTGTAGTTGATCTCCTTGTTGCTTCTGAGTGACTTTCGCATCCATTGGCTCACCATTATTAATTACTTTAATATCAATATTTGCATTCTGTTGCTTCGGTACAAATGCAGGCACTTTCGGTACGGCAACACCGCCACCGTTGGCAAATCCTCGTCGAGTACCGTAGTTTAAGAAATCAAGATAATCTACACCGAGCCTTGATGTCGCTTCTTTGGTGATGACGTATTCACCTTTATGCACGATACCCGCAGGCGTGTATTTACCGCCATCACCAGTATAACCACCGCTTGCGAAGCCTACACTTGAGATTTTGCTAATTAATCCCATTCCTTGACCAATCAACGCCATACTTTTTCCAATTCGTTCAGCGTAGGTCATACTGTCCCAGTCATTCATCACTTTTGTGGCGGCACTATAAATGTTCACCATACCTTCGGCAATCGCAAAGGCTTTTGCAGTCGCAAACATTGCTTTATACGCCGAAGATTGCCGTCCTGCCGATTGTTCCACCATTGATGCCATTTGTTCAAATCCAGAACTTAAAGATGATAGCCCTTCTGCATAAGCGGCTAAATCTTTTTGTTGCTGGTCTGATTTATAACGATCAATTATTTGTTTCTTACGCTGCTGAAACTCCTCTTCGGTCATCAGCTTTTGTTCGTTAAATGCTTGAAGTAAAGCCAATTCCTGTGTTTGCTGATTTTGTATAGCTTGATTAGGATCGTAAATGGCTCGCAGTTGATCTAATGGTGTAACAGCATTTTGTGCCACATTTTGCGCGTACTCAAATTGCAATTTCATTGCGGCTTGTTTGGCTTCATCAATGGTCAACTGGTTTGCTGCTTGCAATTCTTTAACGGCAGCCAACTCTTTATCCAAGTTATGCGCAGCTAATTTATTCGGTGCGTATTTTCCCGTAAGTTCTAATCGTTGTTGATTAAAACGTTGAGTAATCGCCAATTTCGCTGCTTCGTATTCTTGATGTTTAACAACCCCTTTTTTATTGTACTCCTCTAAACGGCGGAACATTTGGGCTTGCTCTAGGTCAATTTCGCCTAGGGTAGATGTGCTTTTTTGTCGCACTTCATCGTAGAAATTGAGCCAATTTTGACGCGCGTTTTCGCCACCTTTTCCTTTTTTATGATTAAGCTCAATGGTTTTTTTTAGCTTCGTTTTTTTCTCATCTTGTTGAAAAAGTGCTTCCAATTGTTCTTTCGCTGCAAAGATTTTCTGCAAATCTTCTAACGACATATCAATGGTTTTACTCGCAGCTTCTGCTGAAGCGTATTCCCCTTTCGCAATTGCCGCAAGCACATTAGCATAATCTGCTCCTTCCACAGAAAGCACTTTATACAGCCCCGATAAAATAAAGGCAGCTTTTGCGTTCCCTTTACTTTCTAAGGTAAGCACATTCACTTCTTCCGTTAAGGATTTAGTTTGCTTTTCAATATCCTGCTGTGCTTTCTCCCAATCATTCAATTTTAATTTATGTTGGGCAAGGCTATTATTTGCCTGCTCAACCTTTTCATTGAGTTTATCTTGTAATTGGGCTTGCAGTGATGTTTGATCGTTTAATTTCGCCGTTTCTGTTTCTAACTGTGCCTTAATGCGAATAGCTCTTTCTTCCGCTTTCGCCATATCTTCCACGGAACGCTTCAAATATTGAATATGCTTATTGCCAGAATGATCTTTCCATTCAATTTTTTGTACTGCATTTGTTGCCGCATTTTGGAAAGTTTTATATTGCTGTTCTAATTCTTGAACCTTTTTCTTTTGTTCTTCAATACTGTATTTGGCATCAAGCAACTTATCTTTTAATTGAGCAACGGTAAATTTATCAAGGTTCTGCTTAATATTATCCACCGAGTTTGCAAAATCATTAGATTTATTCGCTGCATCACTTGCACTGTTTCCCCAATCTAGCAAAAATGGAATTGCGGCTGAAATTGCCAATGTTGCCACGCCTAACGGTCCACCAAGTGCCGCCATTGCCATTCCTAATGTGCTTGCCGATTTTTTAGCGACATTTAATTGATTGATTGCAGTCGTTTGGGCTTTAATTAATGCCGTTTCTCTTGCAGTTTGAACCCCAAGTTCTTTGCTTAAAAGTAACCTAGCTTGCTCTGTTTTGGCTAAATTCAGCTGAGCTTGTAATTGTGCGATATAGGCTTGCGTCGCCTGTAAATCCGCAGTAATTTTTGCTTTTTCTGCAAGGGTTGCTTGTACGGTTGCTTTTGACTCTTGCATTGTTGCACTTGCGGATAAATAGGCATCTTTCGCTTTTTTACTAAATTTAATCCCCGCGACTGCCGCTCCTAAACTTAATGTTAACGGTGCTAATGTGCCGATATTATTGGCAACAATATTAATTCCTTCAGCAAATAATTTACTTGTAGCTAGGGCTTTATCTGTTTCTCCTAGCCACTTTTCAGTTGCAGTAGAAAGATTTTGGAATGCTCCACTTAATGTTGTTGTCGTTTTTTTATGTAATTCATCAACGCTACCTTGGGCTTTTTTCAAACCCTCAACCATTTTATCGGCTGTCATCTCGCCTTTATCTACCATTGCTTTAAGCTGGGCGGTTGTGATCCCCAAACCTTTCGCAATCGCCTGAATAACCGTTGGCGTTTGTGTCATCAATGAATTGAATTCTTGTGCTTTCAATTTGCCCATCAATAAAGATTGCCCAAATTGAATTAACGCATTAGAAGCCGTGGCAGAATTAGCCCCCGAAATGGCTACGGATTTTGCCACTGTTTCAGTAAGTGCAGCAACATCAGATAGATCTAACCCCAATTGCTGTGCATTTTGGGCAAAAGTTTGATAAACCGATGATGTCGCTTGGGTAGATTGTGCGGTTTTGAGCGAAATGTCATAGACATCTTGCATCGCTTTAATCCGTTCACGTTCGCTTTCCGTGACAAGATTTATTTTATTACTTAATTCCGTGTAGTTATCCAGGCTCCCAATAATCTGTTTTGGGTTTGGCAACACAAAACTAAGTACTTTTAACTTATTAAGTTTATCAGCAAAATCCAAACTTTTATTCGTTGCTATCGCTGCATTTTCAATATTTTTTAAATATGTATTTGTTCTTTCAGCAAACTGCTTTGCGTGCCGTTGTGCCTTTGTCAGACCATCTCGAAATTTAACTTGATCTAACGCCAACTGAATATTTAATTGCCCAAGTGAACCCGCCATATTATTTTCTCCCATAAAAAAAGCCCGCCGTAGCGAGCTTCTATTTGAATTTAACCTTATTTTTGACATCCTCCCCGCCCTAAAGGACGGGGATTCCTACTAGTGCCCATTGCAAGCAATGGGCTACTCTCGGTGGGTTCTTGTTGCTGACTTCTAATGAAGTTCACTTCACAAGCTCTACGGACATGTCCTGCCCTGATTATGCCGTCATTGAGAGTCTAATAGCGACCTCTGTTAGCAAGGTTAGAATATCATTTTAAGATATTATGTGCAATTGCCTTATATCTCCGCCCTGAAGGACGGAGTTTTACGGCACGAGTCTGATAAAAACCTTTGTCCCAATATTTGGAATAGCGTTTATCTTCCCTATCAAAAAACGCTTTTTTACTCAATTTCCAATGCAACAACAGCAATACCATAAACAGTGCTAGCAGTGTAATAATCATCGTTTTCCAAGAGAAAAAGCTAAAGGCTGCCAATAACACTAATAATAAGGAAAAGAGAGAAAACACTGTGATATAAACTTTTGCTCCCCAAATTAGACTACTTGTAATAAAACTATATGAGCCTTTCATCTTTTCATCCTCCATATTAAGACTTTACCAAATCCCTACTGGCAGTCAAGCTATTT